CTTCGCCATCCAGCACATAAGAACGCCCTATCTCTTCCATGTATCCTTCAAGTGCGTCTGTGATGTGTTTAAAGTTTTCCAACACCTTACCATTACGTGTGTATTGTGTAACGGTTTTCTGTTGGTAATCCACGACTGTAATACAACGAACGCCATCTAATTTGGGTTCGAGCAGTTTCTTACCGGTGACTTTCTTTTCGTGATTTGCTGAATCATGTGCCAACATGCATTCAAACACTGGCACTTTGTATTTGTCCAGTTTTAATTTCTTAGCAATTTTGTTTACGGTCTTTTCACTTACACCACAACGTAGATCCTTAATTAGAATCCTACGATAAAACATATTCCACTGTTCTTGTGTAGCAACACCCATTGCAAGTTCAATTGCGTCTTTGGCTGCGTGTCCTGTAAGTTCTCTCTTGTATAGACTGTCTGCCAATTCTGTAAATGGTTTCCATGCAAGGCCCTGTCCGCCTGCTTCTTTCTTTTCTGGAACCTGCTTGACACCAAACGTGTGCAACTTATCCAAGCACATTGCAACGCCTTCAAAGAACTCATCTAGTCCTTCGTTCATTGCTTCTTCAATAATCTGTTCTTTGGCTAGTCTGCTGTTGTCTGCTTCTAGCCTATTAATAATTTCTTGTGGTTGTGTTCTCATAGTTATATTATATACCCTCCGGAGCCGAAATGTCAAATGCATATTGATCCCAAGGCTCTGTTTTAGTAGCAGCCAATTTGGATACGATTACCTTACACTGTGGAATGATTACTTCTTCCAAACCTTCCTTAATGATGCTAACATCAACTTCGCTGTTTGTATCGGCCCATAGTGTGCCATGCTCAAACCAAATTGGAGGTGGTGTTTTTTGTTTAGATTTAAAATTATCTATGATTGAGTTGATCGCTCTATTTTCTAATCCCATTTTGTAGCCTTTCTGTTTGCCTAATTAATACATATATTATAGCAAATTTAGTTCACTTTGTCAAGACTTTTTATGACATATTTTGGTAATAAAACTTACCAAGTTTGCTGCATTTTTTAACAAAAGAGAATATAATACTAATATGAAAATACTTGTTACCGGAGGATTGGGCCTTATTGGACACAATGTTGTGCAACGCTTGGTTGCAGAACAGCATGAAGTCTTTATAATTGACAATTCAACAAATTATGGAATAGTTCCAATCAGCGAACTGGCACACTTAATGGAACAGAGGCGCAAGAAGATTCCTGGTGTATTTGTATACTCAATGGATGTTGCTGATACTGTTGCAGTTGAAAGAGTTATTGAAACTCTTCGTCCGGAAGCAATCATACATCTAGCGAGTTTTCCAAGACAAAAAGTCGTAAATGCCAATCCTGTTCTGGCTTCCAAGGTAATGAGCGAAGGACTGCTAAACATACTTGAATGCTGTAAGAAGTATGAAGTGAAAAGAATTCTATACACATCAAGCAGTATGGTGTATGGAGACTTTGAAGATTTTGTAACCGAGGATGCAGTATGCAAACCGCAGGGCCAGTATGCAATTATGAAACTTGCTGGTGAATGGTTAATTAGAGACTATACAAGGAAGTATGGTATCGAGCATACTATCATTCGACCAAGTGCGGTATACGGTCCGTTAGATGTGGAGGATAGAGTAATTAGTAAGTTTCTCCTAACAGCAATGCGCGGTGGCACTCTAAAGGTAAATGGTAAGACTGAAACTCTTGACTTTACCTATGTTGATGATGCCGTTGACGGAATAGTCAAGGCCACAATGAGCGATAAGGCTGCCAACCAAACTTATAATATTACTAAGAGCCATTCGGTTACCTTGTATGAAGCGGCACGATATGCGGTAAAACTTGCCGGAAGTGGAAGCATTGAAGTTCGTGATAAGGATGAAGATTTTCCAAGTAGAGGAGCATTGGATATTACAAAGGCAAGAAGAGATATTGGATTTGAGCCCACCATTGATGTGGAAGAAGGGTTTAGAATTTATTATGAATGGCTAAGGAATGATCCATACTGGCAAAAAACTATGCTTGACAAACAGGAAACAATACAATATAATAGCGTTAATAAATTAGAAAAGGAAAAACTATAATGTCATTGATACCCATGGTTGTTGAATCTACTCAAAAAGGCGAAAGAGCCTATGATATCTACAGTAGATTATTAAAAGAAAGAATTATTATGCTAAATGGTCCAATTGAAGATCATATGGCAAACACAATTGTTGCCCAATTGTTGTTTTTGGAAAGTGAAAACCCAAACAAGGATATTGCACTTTTCATAAACAGTCCAGGTGGCGTAGTCACATCGGGTATGAGCATTTATGATACAATGCAGTTTATTAAACCTGATGTTGCTACATATGTCATGGGGCAGGCATGTTCAATGGGATCATTACTTGCTCAGGCTGGCGCATCCGGAAAACGTAATATGCTTCCTAATGCAAGGCACATGATTCATCAACCAAGTGGTGGTGCAGGTGGCCAGGCAACTGATATGCAGATCCAAGTGGAAGAAATTCTAAAGATGAAAAAGAATCTTACAGAAATTTATGTCAAGCACAATAGTAAAGACAAAACATATGATCAATTGGCTGCGGACATGGAACGTGATAAGTTTATGAGCGCGACAGAAGCACTTGAATACGGACTAATTGATAAAATTATAGATAAGAGACCATAATGGAATTACAAAAATTAGGAAAGATAGACAAGCATTGGGGATATGAAATTGTTTGGGCAAACAATGAACATTACTGCGGAAAAATATTGGTCTTTGAAAAAGCAGGATCCAAGACAACTCTTTCACTATCAAAAGAAAGAAAAAGAAGTTGGTTCGTTCAGCACGGAAGATTCAAATTAATCTTCATAGATATATCAACTGGCAAGGGCGGAGAAACAATTATCGAAGAAGGTAAGACTGTTGATATTGCAGAAATGAGTCCGCATTCACTTGAAGCACTAACTCCTAATTCAATGATATTTGAAGTTGGTATGCCCGACGATGTTAAGGATAACTTTAAACTTAGTCCTGACGATGTTCTTCAAAAGTCTGCTGAAGAGCTAAAATAAGATCCTCAATCATTCCATCATCATGGTAAGGCGTTGGAGCAAATCTTAAACGCTCGGTGCCTACAGGAACGGTAGGATAGTTAATTGGTTGAACATAGATGTTGTGTTCATTAAGTAACATGTCACTCATGCTCTTGCACTTCTTGGCATCGCCAACTAGAACGGGAACAATATGAGTGGTGCTGCATTCCATAACTTCTATACCATTCTTCTGCAATCTGTATTTTAGTTTCCTTGCTCTTTCCTGATGCTTTTCTCTTACTTCGTTGTGATCCTTTAGATACTTGATTGCTGCCATTGCACCAGCACAAGTAACAGGACTCATCGAAGTGGTAAAAATAAAGCCGGAAGAGACCGAACGGATGGCATCTATAACTTCAGCGTCTGCCGCAACATAGCCTCCCTGCGTGCCAAATGCTTTTCCAAGGGTTCCGTTGATTATATCAACTCGGGATTGTAGCCCTAATTGCTCCGTCCAGCCTCCACCGTGATCACCGTAGAGTCCTACTGCGTGAACCTCGTCAATATATGTTATTGCACGATACTTGTCAGCAATGTCACATATTTCCTTCATGGGCGATATGTCACCGTCCATTGAATAAACTGATTCAAAAACTATGCAGGGTGTCTGTCCCGCAAGGACCGCACTCGCACATAGTTCGTCCAACTGATCCAAATCATTGTGCTGCCATATGACCTTGGGAGCACCACTGTGCCTTATTCCCTCAATCATTGAAGCATGATTGTTGCTGTCACTAATGTATACAATATTAGGTATAATTTTAGCAAGAGCAATAAGAGTCCATTCATTTGCCACGTAGGCTGATGTAAACAATAATGCCCTTGCCTTGTTGTGCAGTGTCGCAATCTCGTGTTCGAGAGCAACGTGATAGTGTGATGTTCCACCAATGTTGCGTGTTCCGCCACTACCACTACCAGTCTGATCCAATGCGGTATGCATGGCATCAATCACGACCTTGTGCTGTCCCATGCCCAAGTAATCATTGGAGCACCAATTCACAATCTTTTTAATATTATACGGACCATACCATATAGCACTGGGAAAGTCTCCGCGCTCGCGAATTATGTCATTAAAGACTCTATACTTGCCGCTATCCTTTAGACTTTTTAGCAGTTCGTTTATGGGTTTTTTGTCTATCATTTTCGTCTCTGCAAATGTATGTGGGCTGTCCAAATGCGTTATTAAATGTGTAAATCCCCAGTCGTGCTAGTTCTTGCTCGCACTC